AGTGACGAAGACAATCGCGAATCTGTAGAGAAAGCCGCTAATCCTTTGAGAAAAGTCTATAATCTTATAAAGAAAGATGCTCGGTATCAGGCCGACAAAGCCCCTACCAAGCCTAAACCTATTTCACAGGAACAGCAACGAGTCGATGATAAGGAAGGCAAGCCGAAGACAGGAAGTCTAGGAGTTCGCTCCGACGCTGTTAGTACTGCCGCAGCCGTTTCCAATTCAAAGATGTCTAAAGAGCAGCGTAATGCGCTCTGGGCTGAAACCCTACAAGCTTCACGACGTTAGTCTCCGTCTCCTATATTGGAGATAAACTATGAGCGGTCCTACGACCACAAGCATACTTCCGCCAGCTGTACAACAACAGCTATCGATGAAGATGCTTGCTCGTCCTATGCCTGATTTGATTCATACAACCATGGGTTAAATATAGGGGTAGCCCATTTAAAATTTGGCTATTTGCTGGAAACTCCTAAAGCTTTCTGGTACACTGTTATTGACCGACAATAACATTGTAAAAATCCAGGAGATATATGGACAATCAGCAGCGAAGACTAGAAAAGGATAAAGCATGGTTCGCGGGAATCATGGAAGGAGAAGGTTCTTTTACTCTTGTTAAAGGTAAAAGGATTGATAAAGGTGAAGTAATTTACCGTTATATTCCTTCTTGTTGTGTAAGCAACACTGATCCAATGCTTATGAAAGAACTTGAAAGGATACTTATAGAAAATGAGATCGACTTTAAGACTTATTATAGAGGTAAAAGACAGCCTACACATAAAGAAAGCTGGCAATTACATATAATTGGTATGAAGAGAAGTATCAAATTCATATCTTGGATAATTGATGAGTTAAGATGTGAAAAAAAAGTGAAAGCCCAAAAGATTTTGGAATTCTGCAAGATTAGAGATGAACAAATGACAGGATTTCACGGAATAAGATACAACGATAAAGAGTTAATCCTTTGTGAAGAAATAAGAGGCATTCAAAATTCTAGAACGCTCAACGACTATACGCCAAACGCCGAAAGGTGATGATATAGTCTGAACATACGCGAGAGCGTATGAGAGGGGAATAACAAGACCCTCCGCCTCGTAAGAGGTCATAAAAGTAACAGATGTACCCCATAACGATGGATCAACAGGCCGGAGATATCCTACGTAGACGTAGATATCAAAACCTTGCTACAGCACCAGTGCCACTTGGCAATGGTATTGTAGACCCGCCAGCGCAACAATTAGTTGCTTTGGACATAGATGCTAGAATTGATTGGTATGGTACGTATTTAATACTTCAAGAGCAAGTGATGCTCATAAATGAGGATCCGGTCCTCAATAGCGCTGTAAGCGTATTAGGACAGTCTCTTCGAGAAACTGAAGATCAGCTAGCGCGTTCGATGATGGAAGGGGGTAAAATGTGTGCTCCCGTTAAATCTTGGGTGATTGACTTGGAAATCCTAGCTGCTTAATCAGTAGGAAGACAAGGCGGAACTGTTAGACCACGTTGATTAAGAGGTTTTATGCGTTCATATAGTGATTTACGATATTCAGCAGTTTCTTTTGAGATAGGACATTCTCTTTTCAAAAAAGATTCTTTGAATTTAATTGCTATTTCGCATTGTTCCTTTTTAGAAACTAAAAATGGAAGGAGATTACGCAAAACTTCGAGGCATTCATTATTTTGAAGTCTCCAAACATAAGTTGTTTTCCAGTTAATCTTAGTTGATCGACTGGCAGAAGTTATAGGACGGCTATAGCCGCCAATATTGGTTTCTAACCAATCTATCAACTTCTTACAATTATTGTAGACTTCAAATGTGAGATAATGACGATTCAATCTCTTATAATGAAAGATTGAGATTGTTCCTTCTCCATCAATAATGCCGGCTAAATAAGCGTATTTTTCAATATGATTCATGTTTACCTCATGGTTGGTGAGAATAATAACATTTTAGTGAAATAGAGTCAACAAACTAATAGACCGTGAACGACTAAGTCCCGAGACACCCGAAAGGGTGAAGCGATAGTCTGAACTCTATGGTAACATAGAGAGGGAGATCCGAAGAGGTTTCCCCGCCTAGAAATAGGTCACAAAAGTAACAGAACTGGCACCTCCAATTAATTGTACCTCTGGTACTAATGGAGACAATCCTACGAATATCAGTGCATTAGACTGTAGCAAAGCCGTTCGCTTATTGCGTACAGCAAACGCTCAGTTCATTATGGACTTGATCGAAGGGGAAAATAAGTTCGGAACAGCCCCTGTGCGTACATGCTTCTTTGGCCTGACTCATACAAATTTGAGTGCAGACTTAGATCAGTTGGCTGGTTTTCAGAACGTTAGCCAGTATTCGAATACAGCTAACTTGCTTATGGCCGAGTGGGGAACAATTAGAAACATTCGTTTCTTGTTGTCTTCAGTAGGTAGTATTAGTGTTGCAGCTTCTGCAAATGGTCAGGATGTGTATAACATATTCCTACCAGGACAAGAAAGCTATGATATGGTTGATTTGGACGGCTATAGCGCCCAATTCATCTATGCACCGCCAGAGATTGCTTCACCTCGCTTGAGATTGTATCAAACAGCAGGTTGGAAGATGGCGCAAGTGTTCAACATCACGAACACATCTTGGATCGTAAACCTACGCTGCACTCTTGCAGTGGCAATTTAAGGAGGTAACAAATGACTTCAATTCTTACCTCAGGTTCGTTTACGAATGTAGCCTCTACACCATTTTTCATACCTTTGGAGCAACATGTTAGTTATTTTAAATTAACAAATGCTTCAAAATTAGCTTCCTATACATCGGCTAGAATTACTAATGCTGAATGGTGGGACTATATGGCAAATGGGATTGCTTTTGTTGATGCTCCTACAACTATCACAGGACCATTAAATGCAAGTGCGGTTATTAGAACGCAATTGGCTCAAAATGGTATTACAGTTGTTAAAGGTGGTGTTTATAGTCAAGGCGCAAGCGTTGCAATATCCAGTTTTTCAACAGGTACAACAACGGTATTCACAACAGGTACAAATCACGGCTACCAAGTTGGTGATAATGTGCGAATTGTGAATTTAGCTTCTGCACCGCAAATGGGTGGATTAGTTATGACTGTAACGGCGACAAATGGAAGTAATCAGTTTACAACTCTATTTGACTCAACTAATGCTGTAACAAGCACAGGAACAGTTTATAAAGTTGGTAACGTAGCATTCCAAAATTCTTCTTTGTATTACCCACAAAATAGAGCTATTGCAGGTATTACACTTGCAAATCCAATGGTTGTTAAAACATTGGTTCAGCAAAACTATCAAGTGGGCGATGTTGTACGATTCCAAATCCCAACAGTGTTTGGAATGCAACAACTCGTTAGTGGTACAAATGGATTGCCATTGCAGTTTACAGTTTCAGCGGTAAATAATGCCGTTGGTACTCAAACTGTCACATTTGCTAACGTTGATAGCACAGCTTTCACCGCTTTTGCATGGGCTGCTGCTGCATCATATCCTTATGGATTGCCTATCATGGTGCCACAAGGAGAGGGGAATACTAATTCTCTTTCAAATATAGTGCCTAGTCCATTACCTTATGCCAACCAAGATATTTTGGGTTTTGCAACTCAAAATCAAGCCTATAGTGGTATTTTGGTAGGTGCAGGGGACGGAACGGCAGCATCTTCGACTGGCGGCCTTATAGGAAGTACAACAGATACTTGGTATTGGGAAGCCCATACAAGTTTGCAACAATTTCCAGCTGTCTAGCTTTAATAGGTGATAATTGAGGGGCTTCGGCCCCTCTTTAGTTTTAAAAAAAGGTATAATATGGCAAGATCAAAGAAACATAAAAAAGAGGTTAACATGAGCGAAGAGATCATCGAAAAAACAAATGAATTAGAGACTTTAGAAAGTGAATTGGATCGAGTAAGGCAAGAGAAAACACAATTACAGAATGAAATTAAAGAACTAGAAGAAAAGAAAAAGCTTGTGCCTCGCCGTGAAATTGATGAAGACGAAAAGGCTATCATGGCTCGCATGGAAAAGAGGTCTCAGAATACATTAGGTTTAAAGGCAAAGATTGAAGCTCAAAAGGAAATAGACAATCAAAAAATCACAGGTCGTTTTATGAATCGTAGAGCTCCGGGACAACCTGCAAAACTAACATACATGAAATATGAAGATGATCCTGTAAAATGGTATACATTCGAAGACAATAAAGTTTATACAATTCCGAGGGGATTTGCAGATCAAATAAATGAGCACTATCACACTCCACATTTTGTTCAGAGAGCCGGAGAAATGGACCCGAATAAACCTCAAAGTGCTATTCAAGAAGTTGATACGAGTAATAAGAAATATGCGTTTGTGGCAACTAACTATTAGGTTTTATGTCAGTAGTTTACTATCCGGGCTATAGTCAGGTTCAAGTGCAACAAAATCTCATTACTCAAACTATTTCATCTATTACTCAAGCATTTCCGGCAGTAGTCACTACAGTAAACAATCACCTTTATCCGGCTGGTGTCAATGTCACATTTTTAATTCCTATTCAATTTGGCATGACCCAGCTGAATAATTTGAATGTGCAGGTAATTGGCGTGACAGATAACACGCTAACAATTAATATAGATACAACAGGATTTACGCCCTTTTCATATCCTAGTCCACTTCCAAGCGCGTATACACCGCCTAGTGTTGTGCCAAACTCTAGCGGTTCTTATCTTCCCCCTTTACCTCTTCCATATGGCAATGAAACGAGCTTTGAAGGGGTAATATTTAACGCAGGGGAGCCGAGTAATCTAATATGACAGCTTTAGTTGACTTAGATATGATGAGAAATACGACACGAAGACTTACTGCCAGGTATACTCCAGCACAGATGACGGACACGCAAATTGATAAATATCTCAATCTCTTCATGACATTAATGCTTCCAGAGCATTTTAAGAACATTAAACTAACGAAACCCTATGTATTTTACACGATTCCTAACGTAGATACATACGACTTTGTCTATCAAGGAGGACTTGAGACGAATCCCGATGGTTCGCCAACACCGGGAAATATATTAATAAATCCTCCTGTCTATTGTCAGGGCTATATTTTGAGATACTATCAGGATAAGAGCATGTTTTATAATCGATGGCCTAAGCTGACTGTAAATCAGCAAATAGGCGTCGGAGATGGAACGGCAGGCCCTTATTCAGGAACTATACCGACATCAACACCATTTTTAAGAGCACAAGTAGATATTTTTGGAAATGTAACAGAGGCCGGAGTCGTAATATCTGCTTTTGATAATTCAGGTTTTAATTATGTCATTACCGATGTTCCGCTTGCGAATTCTAACGTAGGAAATCTAGTTGATAGTATTGGAAACGTGATTGGAACTGTAGATTATCTATCTGGAGCTTTTAGTTTCACAGTGAGCACAACGAGTATTCCAACATCAGCCACAATTTACGCCTCTGTAGTACCTTATCAGTCATCAAGACCCACAGATGTGATTTTCTATAACCAGCAGATTACGTTTAGACCTGTTCCACAACAGATATATCAAGTCGAATTCCAGATCAGCCAACAACCCTTGCAGATGATTGCAGACAATAGTGCTCCTGAACTCGCGGAATGGTATCTTTTTATCTGTGCCGGAGCTGCAAAACTGATCTATGCTGAATTTCCAGATCCCGAAGGGATGGAATATCTCATGCCAATATGGCAAGAACAATTACAATTAGCACAAAGACGTACATTGAAACAGCTAGGCACTCAACGCGCACAGACGATATTTAGCCAAACAGGTAGACCTTTGGCGGGTTATTTTCTCGGCACCCAATATTCCGGCTCAACTGGATAGGAGGTTACAATTAGCTATAATCCTAATATCCCGATTGGGACAGATCCTATCCTACAGTCAGCCAAACAAATGCGTGCTAATTTTAATGTGATTAATAACACATTTTCGAATGATCATGCCGGACTAACACAAGATCCGTCAATTGCCGGGCAACATTTTCAGATGACATTAAGACCTCAGGCATTAGATCCGACAACTGGAGCAAATCAAATCGCGATATACAACAAACTCGTATCCAGTATCCCAGAGTTGTTTTTCCGGCCACAAAGTAATGGAACTCCTATTCAAATGACATATCCGTCTATTTCTACAGGTTTACAATCGACAAATCCGGATGTTTATTTACCACGACAATATAGTTTTATGGCTGGTCCTTTTGTTATTTATGGAGGATTCATAGATAAATCAAATGTCACACAAGGGAATACAATAACTTTAAGCCCAAATACAACACTCTTAGTTGTTGAAATAAATACTGCAAATTCGGAAATACCTTTATTTTCAAACTTAGGTGTTGTTTTTAATATAAATGCAATAAATATATCTGGTAATACTTTTCAATTAGATCTTGGTGGTGTCGGAGATAAATTTTTTGATATTTATTACACTGCGATAGGTATATAATGACTACACAGCCGGGACCATTCGATCCAAACATTCCTGAGAGATTTGGAGATCCATTAGCTACTTCTCAACCGGAATTGCAGAATAATTTCTTTCAAATGTATAATATATTTAAACGAAATCACATTGAAATTAATGATTCTATAGCACCGGGAATTCATAAGTTTATTGAAATATTACAGCAAGATAATGCACCTCAAACTGATATCGGAGAGATTTCAGTTTATACAAAAGATGTAGAGGGACAAACAGATCAATTGTTCTTGAAGTTTCAAGGTGGTCAAGAAATCCAATTAACGAATTATCAAATTTATTCAATTAAAAGCACGCAAAATCAAACATATAATTTTACTACATTACCCGGAAAAGTGATAGTTTATTTTGGACATAAAATAGCTAATGATAATCCGGGAAATATAACCCTTCTTCCTCCAGTAGCTAAAAATGTCATTTCAGCTTGTGTAATCCCTGAATT